ACGTCATATGTCAGCGAAATGGCCGACTGATGCAGGAGGTGCAGCTAGATGGCCGGATGCACTTCGGCAAATGGCGCAAAACCCAATGGGACGGCGTGAGAGGCCGTCTTATTGATGGCGAGGGGTATGAATACCACACGCAATACCAGCAAGACATCCAGCCAATTGTCGACACAAACACGCGCATTCGAAACGAGTTTAATGGGCGCTTGCCCGATGGGGGTGGGCGGCTGGTCGGATCAATACCTGTCACCATCGTGCACGACAAGATTCGCGAATGGCACGCGAACGGCGAGCTGGTGCGCGGTGACCCGTCATATAGTTTGCGGCTTAACGAGTTGCTTAAGGGATTGCTGAAAGAGCGTGATTATTCAAAATTCCGCACCGTGGAGAGCGTCTGATGGATTTCAGCCAGCTAAAGGCCAACGTTGAATCCGCGATGGGTCGCAATGATGTTCCTGATTATGTCTACGGTCTGGCAACGTCCGCAATAAATCGAGATTTGCGGCTTTTGGACATGGAGGCACAGACAACGCTGACGGCGACAGGGGCGGGCGTCGCACTAACGCTGACGGCGACAGGGGCGGGCGTCGCACTACCGGCAGACTTTGGGTCTGTAAGGAGTATCTACACATTTCACGGCGGCACACGCGTTCCGTTGGGGGCAATCACCGATCAAATGACCAGCATAGACGCACAAAGCGGCGCACCGCGCTTTTATGCTATCCAAGGATCAAGCCTCAAGCTGTCACCGGAGCCAGACGGCGAATATGCCATTGAGCTGAATTATTTTGCGAACCTTCCCGATCTGATCGCTGATGACGCTACAAACGTGGTGCTGCAACGTTATCCGGATATTTACCTTTATGCGGCTCTGTCTCATGCCGCGATATGGGCAAAAGATGAAGCGTCGGAGCGGAGCTACGGCGCGGCGTATGTCGGTGGCGTTCAACAAGCCCGCAAAGATGACCGCAGGCGGCGCTACGGCACCGCCATAAAGAGCCGGAATACGCGCCTATGAGCGTTCAGGAGGTCTTATTCGGGGAATGGTTGCCAGACGCCCCGGACTACGCAAATCCCGGCCTTGTGGCGGCGGAAAACGTCTATCATTCGCCTAAAGGCTATGTGCCCATGCCGGGGCCGAACCCGCAATCGCTCACGACAACAGAGCCAGTCACGCAGGCGCGGACCTACTTTGACACGTCGGGAAGTGCGGTTTATGTGGCTGGATCGTCTACACGCCTCTCAGTGACAAAAGGCGGCGCGGTCACGGAGGCCACAGGGTTCAATGCGACGGATGCTTGGCGGTTTGAGCGGTTCAATGATCTAATCATTGCGGTGTCTCTGGAAAACGACACGCAATACCTCGATGGCATTGATACTGACACAACTTGGTCGGCATTGCCCGGATCGCCACCAAGGGCAAGCCAGATTGCAAAGGTGAATGATTTCATCGTCATGGGCGACCTGGTTGATACTGTTGCAGCCGGTGCGCCGACAGTGCCTTACCGCATCCGCTGGTCAGCGTTCAACAATCCGACAACAGCGTGGGCCGATGACAGGGGCAACCTTACTGGCTTTCGCGACCTAGACCGGCGATATGGCAGAATTACCGGCATCGTCGGTGGTCGGTTCGGTCTGGTGTTTCAAGAGCGTGCGATTTGGCGTCTGATCTTTGTGGGCGCGCCGAAGGTTTGGGAGTTGCAAGAGGTTGCAATTGATCGCGGATGCATTGCGCCTGATAGCGTTGTGCCCTTGGGTTTTCAGACATTTTTCTTGAGCCAAGATGGTTTTCAATTGACAGACGGCGCGGATGTGCGCGGGGTTGGTGACCAAAAAATCAATGACTGGTTTAGTGAAAACGCCAACGGTGCGCGGGTTTCTTTGACGCAAGGCGCGATCAATTGGCCCAACCGAAGCATTGTTTGGGCGTTCTCACCATCCGGCGTGTCTAACCTTAGCCGCATATTGGCCTATAACTTTGTAACGAACAGATGGACGGCGGGGGCAGTGAATGTTTCGGCGCTCTGCCGGTCAACAGTCGATGCACAAACGCTCGGCAGTCTCGGGGTCACATTCCCGAGCGGCTTGGGAACTATGTCGGACTTTACGCTTGGGGCGCAGGAGTGGAAGGCGCAAGGGCTGTCTTTCGCGGCGTATGTGCCAAGTGGCAATGGCTCTGACTTTGCGACGATGAACGCAAACAATCTCGCAGCGGAAATTGTGACCGGCGATGCATCCTTGCTGCCCGGTTATAGGTCAGAAGTGTCAGGCGTTTGGCCGATTATTGAAGCGCAAATGTCGGGCGTGATGACTTCTGTGCGTTCAAAGGGATTTGAGGGCGGCGCAATATCCACGACAGCCCCCACTGTCCGTGGTGTTGATGGATTTTGCCCGCACAAGGCGGACAATTGGCTGCATTCCGTGCGAATGACAATTCCAGCGAATAGCGCGTGGAATAACGCGATGGGCGTTCGCGTTAGGGTCAAGAAAACGGGGCGAAGATAATGCTGAGTATTAGCCGCCAGACGCAGCAAGTTGAGGCACGCGCGCCGCTCCGCGTCGCCAGACCAATTGACACAACGGCACTGAGCACCACGGCCTTTACGCTTTACGCAGCCGGAGCGGACGACTTTGTGCTGCAGCACTTGGCTGTTGCCAACGTCACGGGCAGCGCCGCGACATATACAATTCATATTGTGCCCGCTGGGGGGGCGGTTGCGACATCCAACGCGGTGTGCCGCGGCGTAAGCCTAGCCGCAAACACAACGGAAACGGTTGATGGGCTGATCGGTCACCTAGTCCAGCCTGGGGCGACAATAGAGGCGCTTTGCTCTGTCAATGATGCAATTAACGTATTCGGATGGGGCTGGGCTGTTGGCGGCGAATACGGATGAACATTCTTGGCATCGGAAAAGACGTGTTTCCGCGCGTGTATCCGCTACTTGAATGGCATTTCCAGAGTTTCGCTGACCGATCAAAGGGCGAGATCAAAGCCGAGGACTTGATTGACAGGGTTATGGCCGAGCGGGCGCAATGCTGGATTGCGTGGGATGGCGAAGTGAAGGCGTGCGCCTTAACCGAAGTTAATGACGGGCACATCAAGGCGGTGGAGCTGCATTTCTGCGCCGGAAAAGACCGGAGCGAATGGCAGAAGCCGCTTATGGACGAAATCAAGTCGTGGGCGCATCATATCGGCGCAACGCGCTTGAGAACGATCAACAGGCCGGGACATACCCGTTTCCTACGCGAGTGGGGGATGCGGGAGACGCACCGCGTTATGGAATGCGAGATAGAGGACTCAAGCGATGGGCATAAGTAAGAAAAGCACGCAGACGCAAGAGACTGCGCCATGGCGGCCCGCTCAGGAGCCGCTGCAAGAAATACTGGCGCAAGCGGGCGATATGAATAGCGCAGGCGGTTTTGCGGTTAATCCGTATTCCGGGGAGCGCGTCGCCAATTTGTCAGACATGACGATGCAGGGCATTGAAGGGCTTGGGGCTGGCACGGCAGTCCCCGAGGCGCGCGCCGCCTTGTTGGACAACCTCAATATGGGTGAAACATATCGCGATTTTGACAGAATCCGTGACGTGACGGCGGATAACGTCAAGGCAAATCTCGCATCCGTTTTTGCGGGCGGCGGCGCAAACTCAAGCATGGGGCAAGACACCTACACACGCGCGCTGACAGAGGCGCTGGCGGGCGTTGAATATGGCGCTTATGGCGACGCCAAGCAGCGACAAATGGCGGCTATCGGCATGGCTCCGTCTATCGCAGGAATGGACAGGCAAACGTCAATGGACCGGATCGCAGCGGGCGGCATCCTTGACAATCAAAGCCAAGCGCAAATTGATGCTGATATGGCGCAATACTATGAGACAGAGGGCGCTGATATGGACGCGTTGAGGCGGTATGCGTCGCTGGTGCAGGGCATCGGTGGCATGGGCGGCACAGCGTCGGGCGTGTCGACTGAACCAGTCGGTTTGAATGAGATTGGGCAATTCCTTTCTGGGGCCGGTGGCTTCGTGGGGGCGCTCTAATGGACACATCACGTCTTCCCCTTGCCTTTCAAGCAATGGGCATTGGCTTTCAGGGCGGAAACCCGCAAGCCTTAATCAATCAGGTGCGCGAGCAAGAAGAACGCGCGGAGCGAAAAGAGCGCGTTAACGGTTTGCTTGGGGAGATGGGTATCTCGGGGCGGCAACGCGCGCTTTTGGAAACCATGCCGACAGAAGCAACGCAAAGCTGGTTGCTTGACCGACTGACCCCAAAACCGGGGCGCGCGCCAACGCAAGCCGAACAGGCGGCACGTTTCCTGTCATCGCTTGGGCCTATTCAGCAGCCCCGTGCGCCTGCGCAAGTGGGCGTGGGCGAAGCATTGAGGCCAGCTCTTAACCCGCCACAACCGCCCAAACTGACACCCCGCCAACAGCTTTTGCAGCGGTATGAACAGGCGAGTAGGGCGGCGATGGCCGGTGACCCGAATGCGGCGTCGGCGGCGCAAATGATTGCGGGGCAGATTGCGCAATTCGATCAACTTTACGCGCAACCGGAACGTGCGACAGAACGAGACGCAAGCCAGCGGCTGCGCTACACTGACACCGGGGAATTTGTGTTTAACGACTACACCGCGCCGGAGGATGTGCCAGATTCTATTGAAGCACTACAGTGGCGGGCGGCTCAAGCTGGGTTGGTTGAGGGGACGCCAGAGTATCAAGCATTTATTGCGAACGGCGGCAGGACGCCGGACGGGATGGAGATTATCAGCACACCGGGCGGTGGCATGACGTTCCGAACTGGACCAAACGTCACCAATGATCGACAAGACGCAAGTCCATCATCGCCGGGTGCCATGCTTGATGTGATCAGCGGCATTATGAATGATCCCGCGTTGGACAACGCAACAGGATTGCTTGTTCAATTTTTTCTTGCGGCAGGAAGCGCATTTACTTCCGGTACTTTTGCGACTGATTGGGAAGCGTATGATGCGGCAAACCGTGTTAACTCTAGCCAAGTTAATTTAGCAGACTCAACAGACAACGAGTTCTACCTCACAGGCGTCCAACTAGAAGTCGGCACAGTCGCTACCCCGTTTGAGCATCGCAGTTACGGTGAAGAACTGGCGTTGTGCCAGAGGTATTACTACACAGTAAGTAGAGCATCTACCAATACAAGTGTGTGTACAGGTCATTTCTATTTAAATAATTATTTCAGGGGCGTTATCCACTTTCCTGTCGAAATGCGAACTGCACCTACAATAGAAAGTAATACAGGCTCAAATTATTTTAGGGCCGCTACAAACGGAGCAGTATATAACTTTCCTTCTTTTCTAGTTGATTACAAAAACACAACTAGCACAGCGTTTTATAACACTGGTCTTTCGGGGGGGACATCTGGACATGGAGCCGAACTTTTTATTGATAACGCTTCTGCTTATTTAGCAGTTGATGCGGAGTTATAAATGGAAAACTTAGATATTATTTCAGCACAGTACAACGCACCAATGGGAACCAACGTCTCTATTCAGGTAGTTCTTGGGGATAGAACACTGTCAGTCCCACTCGACCCTGCCAACCGCCACTACGCAGAAATCATGCGTCAGGTTGAGGATGGCAGTCTCGTAATCTCGCCTGCTGAGGGTGAGGAGT